CAAGAACCTCGTGTACACCGTACCCTCTGGGTTCAAGGTAGTACACCATTACAATAAGATAAAGAAACGAAGAAGCCTTGCTTCTTTATTCAACCACAAAGAACTTACGTTTACTACATTCGTAGATGATGTGGATCGTAAAGCGGCAGAGCAGGGGATCCCACCCAACTTCATCCATTCTTTAGATGCAAGCCACATGTTCTGCACAATAGGAAGAATGATTCTTATGGGTATTAAATCTTACAGCATGATTCACGATTCTTTTGGATGTCATGCTCCATATGTTAGAACTATGCGTAACTGCATTAAGGAGGAATTCTATGAAATGCACAGATCAAACTTGTTGGAACGGTTCAGAGCAGACGTGCAAGAACAACTCGGAGTGCCCCTCCCAGATGTGCCAATGCGGGGAACATTCGACGTGTCATGCGTACTTGAGTCAGATTATTTCTTCGCCTGATCGAAGAGAGATTACATGGCGAGACGCTGAAACCTACGGCGATAGTGGGTGGATTAATGCAGAAGATATGTGTGCTCAGCTTCGTAAAGCTCCTCCTGTTATGAATACACTTGGTTATGTTCTCTTTGAGAATGATATTTATATTGCTGTAGCGGATACCATTGGGCCTGAGGAATGCTCGGCTATCACCAAGATTCCTAAGTCAATGATCCTTTCCATGCATATCTTCCAAACGGTGGAGGATAACTATGAAACTACTAATTGAAAACGAAGGTGACATGGAGCTGGGTGTAAAGTACGCAACTAGCCTTGCCCTAAAAAGAGAACGTAATTTACTGACTTGTCATTTCCCAAGCAGTAATCTTATGCAGGTGTTTGTTAACAATTTACTAACATCTTATATTGACAACGACGTACCGTCTAAACCTAACTTGTTTATTGAACTAGTATGTCCTGATGATGAAGAGGAGAGTGATGATGATTGATGACTGGGATCTGTCTAGAATAGTAGACTTCGATGGGGACTGCTATTTTATTGACGAAGCCGAGGATGAGGTATTGACAAGCGATGGCTGGGATGCTATAATACTTGATATGGCTGACGATGAGGAGATGTATGACGATGTTGACTGAGTTCTATGAGAAGACAAGGAAGAAGGAACCTAAGCTAACCAAGTGGATGTTGCTTAGGTCAGGAAAGTTGAATGTGTTTCAACGAATGGCTATTGTACATGGCCTAGATCTACACGCCTCTATCCCTGCTAAGGGTGGAGATCTACCACCACTTGCACTACAATGGAAGCAGGCATACGGAGGAAAGACCAATGGCTAGGGTACTAGTTATCGGAGACCTACACCTTCCCGCAGTGCATCCAGATTACTTGGAGTTCTGCAAAGCGTTGAAGAAGAAGTATAGGACTAACAAGACTGTATTTATTGGAGACGTATTGGATCTCCATGCTATCTCATTCCACAAGAAACATCCCGAATCGGATGGTGCTATGGCTGAATATGAGAAAGCTATGGAAGATCTTAAGGAATGGAAGCGATCATTCCCTACTGCTAGGGTGTGCATCGGCAACCATGACGAGAGGATTCATCGGCTTGCTGCTGACAGTGGCATCCCTCAGATGTATCTTCGAGAATACAGCGAACTGTATAAGACTCCTAAGTGGGAGTGGGACTACAGCTTTGTTGAAGATGATGTGTTCTACTACCATGGTACTGGACAAAACAACCAGTACCCATCCTTCAATGCGGCACGCACTCGAGGATGTAGTGTAGTCAGTGGACACACGCACTCAGTCGCCAGTATCAACTGGATGGCTGGCCCTACCCACAAGGTGTTCGGTATGAACGTCGGGTCGGGTATTGATATCAATCATAAAGGCATGGCTTATGGAAACGTATTCCTTAAGAAGCCTATAATTTCTGCTGGGGTTGTCATTGATGGGCATCCCTATCTAGAACTGATGTAAGGAGAGTCCACGTGGACGAAATGAAGACAGAAGTTATGGAAGAAAGTATGGAAGATCTGCAACTTCCCGCTGGTATTAAGACAGATACTGTGTTAAAATACTTAGGTGACTTGTCGGGTGCATTGTCTAGCATCGCTAACGACATTAACCAAACAATTGTAAATGTGATTTCCGCAGGTAATGAAGAAACAAAGGAGAACAATAGTGATGACGAAGATTAATCCATTCAATACGGAAACCCTCAATGTGAAGTGGTCGCACCTGCACCGTCCGGACGATAAGTTCGGAGCCGATGCATCCAACCACAACATTACTGTCATCGTTGATGACGAGCTTCAGAAGAAGCTGGAGGATCTGATGCAAGAGCACGGTAGCAAGAAGATCAACGGTCTTCGCACCGATGATGAGGGTACTACCCTTCTCAAGGTTAAGACCAAGCTCTATGTGAAGGATGGTGTTGAGGCATTCCCTTGCCGAGACGCTGCTGATGATGAGACGAATGCCATCCCGTTTGGTGGCGACAAGGTTCGTCTGCGTCTGAAGCCTGCCGTGCTTGCACGTGATGGGTCCATGTCCCTGTATCTCAATGGTTGTCAGATCATTGAGAAGAACGAAAGCTTCTCTGCAAAGAGCGGCTTCAGTAAGACAGATGGATTCACCGGCAACGTCGAGGTCACTGAAGCTGACACCGATGGCGACGGTATGCCGTTCTAATCATGGGCGAGTGGGTGTTTCCCATTAGTCCGGTGGCCGCAAGTAGGCCCCGTGTTACCAAATACGGGGCTTACTTTGCTGGTCCATACAAACGGTTCCGAGAAGATTGTGGACATTGTGTCGACGAAGTTCTTGGGCCTGACTTTAAGATCATTGATGCTCCAGTTAAAGTAGATTTAGAATTGTACATTAAACAACCAAAGAAAACTAAACTCGATAGACCAAAAGCAGACATAGATAATTTTATTAAAGCGATATTTGATTCACTTAATGGTAGACTATGGGTTGATGATGTTCAAGTTGTAGAAGTCTATGCTTCAAAACAGTGGGCTCCGAAAGGAGAAGATGGTTACTTTGTTCTAGGACTAGAAACCTTAGGCCAGTAGCTCAGCGGTCAGAGCAGGCGGCTCATAATCGCTTAGTCCCCGGTTCGAATCCGGGCTGGCCTACTATAAGAGTATGCGAACTGCTGCGACGGCGAAAGCCCTAGTGCTGGGGGACATACTCTTATACTCCGGTAGCTCAGGGGACAGAGCAACGGCCTTCTAAGCCGTGGGTCGTAGGTTCGAATCCTACCCGGAGTGCTCTGGCTCCGTAGCCCAATTGGCAGAGGCAATGGACTTAAAATCCATACAGTGTGGGTTCGAATCCCACCGGAGCTATTGACATGTATGAAATTTTTCTAGCGTTTTTAATTTGTTACGGTATTTTTTATTTGTTTTGTAAGATTGTGTTTAGTGTGGGGGAGGAACAAAAATGGACAAGGCAGGATTAGCTGGAGGGTTGATGTTCTTAGGTGGGTGTAGTCTAGGCAAGAAACCAGACCTACATTCCTATATACCTAAGAATACTACCACTTCAATTGAACAGGTGCATGGCTTGGAGAACCTCAGTGTTCTTAGTGCCATCGGAGGATTATGTTTACTAGCAGGCATGGCCCTGTTAGTTATTTCGAGGGGAACTATGGGGTGGCGACCGGTGATCGGTGGTGTTATAATGATCACAGTTAACTACCTCATAGCTTTGTATGCGGATTGGCTGTTTATTCCAGTACTTGTTGTAACCGGTGCTATCAGTTTAGCATGGGGCTGGAGAACAGTTACAAGTTTAATCAAAGGAAAGAAAGATGGTATCTTTATAAGGAGAACCAAAGATGTTTAACTTAACGACAGAGATTTGCGGACTTGTTCTTGCTTTTATTGCTGGTGCTTGGATCGGTCGCCCGATGTTTGCTTGGATTGGAGCCAAGACTCCGTGGAGTAAGGCCTAAGGAGATTTAAATGGACTATAAGGAGAGTGGAATCGCAGTGGGTAAAGAACGATGCCCCGCTTGTGCATCCATTGGACGAGACAGGTCGGGAGACAATCTTGCTATCTATGATGATGGACATGCTTATTGTTTCTCTTGTGGATATTATATACATGGTAAAGGAGATAAGTCTATGAAGACAAATCCCATGGAACGTAGCGGAAGTTTTAAAGTATACAGCGGAGCACTGAAGGGCATCCCTGAACGATGTATCTATGAGGATACCGTTCGTAAGTTTAACTACGAGACCACTCAGGTAAACGGAGAGCGGGCTGAGATCGCCTCGTTTATCAAGGAAGGCAAGGTAGTCGCACAGCATGTGCGTGGTCCCAACAAGAAGTTTACTTGGACAGGCAACACACACAGCCTGCCCCTGTGGGGACAACATCTCTGGAAGACTGGGGGCCGTCGTGTAGTTGTCACCGAAGGCGAGTACGATTGCATGACGGTCTCTCAGCTCCAAGAGAATCGCTGGCCTGTGGTCAGTGTACCCAACGGAGCACAGAGTGCCGTGCGGGCAGTAAAGGATAACCTTGAATGGCTTAGCAGCTATCAAGAAATTGTCCTTATGTTTGACATGGATGAGCCGGGACAGGAAGCTGCCGTCAAGGTGGCTGAACTCTTGCCTCCGGGCAAGGCTAAGATTGCCTCGCTTCCCTTCAAGGATGCTAACGAGTGTCTGGTCAAGGGCAAGGGCAAGGCTGTGGTCAGTGCCATCTGGGAAGCACGGGCCTATAGTCCGGACGAGATCGTACATGTCTCGCAGATTGCAGACAACATCGATGTCTCGGAAACTAGAGTGTATCCTTTCCCATTCCCTAACATGACCGACTTCCTTATCGGCCAACGCAGCGGAGAAATTACTCTCTGGTGTTCTGGTACGGGCTCGGGTAAGTCTACTATCCTTAGGGAACTTATCATTGATCACCTGATGGATGGCAGGTCTGTTGGTGCTATCATGCTCGAGGAATCTCCACAGGAAACTATGGATGACATGATTTCTCTCATGATCAACAAGCCAGTCAGGGCTCAGAAGGCTATGCGAATCATGAATGAGTTGCGTAGTAAGATGGGCAGTGCTCCTCAGGTTGATATCATTAATGAGTTTACTGATGATGAATACGCAGAAGCTAAGAAGGCACTGGGTAACACCGGCCTCTACATCTACGATCACCTCGGTAACTCAGCACTTACTAACCTTCTTGCTCGTATGGAATTCATGGCTGTCTCTCTTGAGGTGGATGTCATCGTCTTAGATCACATCACCGCTGCGGCAGCAGGTCTTCTGGGCAGTAGCAATGACGATTACGACGGCGGTAACTCCGAACGTCTAGTCATTGACAACATTATGAAAGAACTTCGTAGTCTGGTATCACGGACTGGTGTTCGGATTGACGTTGTGTCTCAGCTCAAGAAGACTCAGAAGGCCTACGAGGAAGGCGACAGGATTACCCTGCAAGACCTCCGTGGTTCAGGCTCACTGTCTAGTGTCCCCAATGTGGTGGTTGCACTGGAACGTGACCGACAGAACCCCGATCCCAAGCTGGCTAATACTACTTCAGTTAGAGTACTGAAGAATAGGTTGACTGGCCGGGCTGGTGTTGCAGCGTGTCTGTTCTATGACCACGAGTCAGGACGAACGAGAGAGATTGACTTCGCTCTGGATGATGGTGGATCCGTCGTTCTCGATCCTAATGGATAGGAGATAACATGTCTGAAGAATATATTCCCTCGTTTGAGTTTATGTCTATGAATCAAGGTGAACAAATCAGTCAAGAATCTTGGGTTGATGACCCTACCCTCTTGACAGACGGATCCCATTCTGTTAAAATACTACAGGATGGGAAGGTTTCTTCCCGTGATGTTAGCGTTAACCGATCAATCGATTCGCTTGACGTTAAGTACACAGCAGGAGACTACGAGGTTGTTCACACGATCAAGCCCAATGGGCTGACATACACAACCAAAAACTATATGGGGCCAGAGCCCGGCATCCCCCGGACAATGGCATCGAAAGGAATGTGGAGATATTATAGAAAGGGATGATCCTTATGAACCGGATCGCGATTGATATCGAGGCGAACGGCCTCAACGAATTGGTACTAGATAGAAAAGGTAATGTAATTTATGAAGCGGATACTGTATGGTGTATTGTTGCTGTTGATATTGACAGCGGTGAAGT